CCAATATTAGCAAAGTTTGCACTTGGAGATGTGATAGTGGATGCAGCACCAGACTTAGCACTTATTGTATATTGAGTTGCAACTGGAGCAAGTAGATGACCCAAATTTAATACAGCATCTGCACTAAATTTGTAATTGGTAGGATCATTTCCTACTAACTGTTTTACATCTTCCATGCCATAATCTTCTACCTCTGTAATACTTCTAGAGGCAGTGACACCATTGATAAAAATTTCTTCTCCAACTTGGAATTGTCCATTTACTTGGTATAAAGTAATTTGACTAGAGTTGTTAGAAGATGTATATGCAAATCCTACAGCATTACTATTTTGACCTTCAATATATGCTGGAAGGGGTACAGTAGTTGCTGTGTTTAATTGTAAGTATGTGAATGTTTGAATATCATATAAAGATGATTCAAATATAGTAGAAGAATCAGCGTAACCTACATTCTTTAACTTCAAGTCATAAACTCTGGCAACACCGACTTGTGTTCCATTGCCTTCACCTACTGTGACTGTTCTTTTATTGAATAGATTTACATGAGAATCTGTTCCAACACCTATTGGAGGTGAACCACTAACATGATTAAGTTCAACTTGTCTACCTACACTGAACGGTAAAGATTCATTCTCTATTTTTTGAGTGGTACGAGGCTTAGGAACATCAACTGTTGTAGTGTTGAGAGTTTCTATTTCATATCCCTTAACATATGCTTTTCCTGGCCCAATAGACAAACACATGAAATCATCAGAAGGCACATTTCCTTGTTGTGTTAATTGTGAAGAATAATATGCACCATCATTTCCGATTCTGTTATTTAATTGTTCTTTAGGAACTATTGGAAATGGTTTGATATAATAGTTTCCAGATTCATCAAATGTTCTTCTTGCTAATTCATCATTAATAACTTCGTTAATCTTAGTTCCTGATTTAACAAACTTTTGTAGATTACCATTTTCAACTCTCATCAATTCTACAAAGTTCTCATCATTCAAATCTGTGAGAGACTTCTTGATTAAAGTTGTGGATAGTTTAAATCTATCTGCTCCAGGCGCTGCAAAGTTTGAGAAACCTCTTGCATTATCATATAGATCATTATCTATGGCAGATGCAGTTATAAGTTCTTCGTTAACTAAAAGTCCAATTCTATATGAAGGTGTACTGCCATACTGATCCAAGATAACTGTGGAATCTGAAACAGTTACAAAGAAACCTCTGATGAAATAAATTCCAGAAGCAATCTTTGCTGCAGAACCAGTAGCAGTTGCATTTGAAATAATTGTTGTTGCAAAACTAGCACCAGATCTGATACTAGACAGAGAATAATTCATATCCTCTTCTAATAAAAGATTTTCTCCGTCTGCAAATGTTCTTCTTGAAAAATCAGTATCACTAGAGCTTTGATATTTGATGTATAGAGTGTATGCACCTTTTACTGATTCTCTATTTGTAATATATGTTTCTACCTTTGCTGTAACACCACTAGTCTCGCCTCTAATCTTTTTGTTCTTTAGATTTTCTAAGTAAAGAGAGACAGGAATACCTAAATGACTATCATCAATTTGCACACAAGTATACTCTGAATCATATGCAATCTGGCCAGGAATTACAACAGCACCTTCTTTAAAAAAGTGCTTACCAAACTTTTCTACTTGGTTTTGTAGAATAGATTGTAGTGTTGTAAGTTCTCTAGACTGTACAGGTAAGCCTGGTTTGAATAGTACCTTTTGATAATTTTTTAACTCATTAAAATCATCAAAATATGGAGATGAATTTAAGTTGGTATTCTGTGGCATTTTCTTTTAGAACTCCAGTACTATTTTGATGTCTTCCTTCTGACTTGCAGATCTAGGAATAGCAGTCCGATTATCAATATAAATTATTTCACCCGATTTGGTATTAAATTCTGCTGATGATATACCAGCACTAAAACTCATACCTAATTGATAAGTCCTATTATTTATTGAGGTACTAACACCGTTGTAATTGGTATCAATTGATAATATAGAGCCAACTACTGATGATCCAGTGATTGTTAATCCATATCCAGCATCAGGATTAGATGTGAATGGAATTATCTTGTATCCAGTTTCACTAGAAGCAAGACCCATTGGTTGATAATACTTCAATACTCCTGTAACTTTATCCCAAGATGCAACGTATCCAATTGCGGTAGATCCAAGTCCAACAGTCTGTGTTATTTCTGAATCAACTGCATAAGTAGTCGCTGTTGTAACTCCAGCAAGTTTGATTGCTTTAAGTCCACTCACCATGGCAGTGTCTAGCAATTCTGTACTACTACCAAACACAGTAGGATTTTTTATAAGTCCAACCCTAGCAAAGTCATTACCTTCAATGATATCGGGATTAGTTTCTAATGTTTCAAATCTAGAATATAATAATGCTCTATATGCACCTAATTCTCTATAGATGTCATATCCGTGGCCACCTTTTGGTGGAATTATAACATTAAAGTTTGCAACAGATGTAGTTCCTATTCCAGTATTGGTAAGGTTAGCAAGAACACCGCCAGACTCAGAGCCAGGAGCGCCTGGGAAGAACTGTATTGATCCGTGGGTATATCCTTCTCCTCCGTCAGTAACAAATACTTCAGATACCTTTCCGAAAGAATCAACCGTAATTGTTGCCTTTCCTCCTGATCCATCTCCGAGAATTGGAACATTGGCAAAAGATGTAGAGATTGGTTGATAGTTAGAGCCTCGATTATCAACAACCACAACTTCGATCTTTCCATCTATAGCGTTAGCCTTTGTTGCAATAGTCTCGCCTTCCTTTCCCCAGTTTTCGGGCACAGGTATGTATTCAATAGAGTCAAATTTAACGATTTCTGATGGTTTAATCGTATAAAGGTATTTCCAAACGTAACCATCGCCACTAGTGCCAGCTGCTCTTGGCTCAAGGTCAACAAATGTGGGTTGGTCATATGAAGGCCTACCCTTGGGGTTCTCAGGGTCTGATCCATTTTGGAGACAAATGTAAACTTTCAAGTCCTCATTCACTATGTAGTAATTTGCTTCATACAAACTACCTTGTGAAGTTATTGGTGTTAAATTGTAGATATTATAGTCATGTCGGTACATTTCATAGGTAGTACCAGCAACCCATTTTACCTTCCTAACAAGTCTGCGAACATCTTTGTCAGTCACTTTCTTCATCGCAATGATAGATTCTTTGATAGAATACTCTTCTTCAAATCCATCTAGAGGTGCAGGGGTGTCGGTAGGCCATGTGGCAGTACCGCCTGCCTTTGGTTCTGTGGAATTTGGTAATCCCATGAACGCATAGTATTTGTTAACAGTAGATCCGACCCCGACAAAACTCTTTACAAAAGTCTCGGCATTTAAAATTCTAAACTGTTCGGATATTATGGCAGGCATTTTAAAAAAACTAGTCTTTTTGTTTTATTTAGTGGTTAAGTCATTGGTTTCTTTCTGGAAACTACAGGAGCAGTAGATAATCCAGTATTACCATTGTTTGAATTGACGAAAAATTCCTGTGGATTACCAGAAGCACGGTTCTGATATCCATAGATTTTACCCCAACTATATTTACCCCAGAAGGTATCAGTGGTTGCTGTAGTTGCAACTCCCACTTGAATAGTGTTGTTTCCGTAAGGTGTTGGGCCTGGTAAGAAAGCACATGTTACAGTTGCTAATCCAGATATCGCATCACCAGCTGTGATTTGTTCTACTCTGAATACGCCACCAAGATAATCACCAGCAGTTACCATACCGACAGCAACATTAGAACCACTTGAAGTTGTAATACCTGTTAGGGCATGTCCAACAACTAATGAACTGTCATAGATTGTAAAGTAATCTCCTTTAGATAATCCTGTAAAATTAACTCCAAGAGAGTTAAGTGAAGAATAACCATAACCCAAATTAGTGTTATCATTGAATTGAGATTTCAATGTAAACGCCAATTGTGGAAGTCTAGCACCAGAGCCTGGCAACCATGTATTTATTCCTACAATATCACCAAAGTCACCTTTTGCATCAATTGATAATACATCTTCTTTTGTAGTCTTATCAGTTTCAACGATTACTGGTGGATTACTACCAACCTCATAACCAAATCCACCATCAGTTACAGTTACAGATGTAATTACTCCAGCAGTTACAGATGCAGTTGCAGTTGCTCTGTTGATTACTGGATCTGCGTAGAATACAGTGGTTCCAGATCCAACAGCAATAACTCTGCGACTTGCAAAATCACCAAATGGTGTATCTACAATATCACGAATCTCTTTTGAATGGCTAATTGGCCTTTCGTTCCAGTTTGCCAAATCGAATGAATAATACAATCCACCAACTGTACTGATTCCAATGTAGATATTATCAATAAACTTAATCTTAGCAAAATCAAATGTTGCAGGGTGTTGTGTTCCAGCTGGTAACTGTTGACTCCAAGGTTGCCAGAAGTTTTTGTCAGTTGAAATACCAATAGTTCCACTGTCACCAACAACGATAAATTTATTACCGTCATAGATGATATCATTCAAGTCATTGACAGTATTACTTGTCTTGTCTGCCCATCCTGTTCCATCATTAGATGCAAGAATTACACCACCATTACCAACTGCAATGTATTCAGACTGACCATAACATACTGCATTAAGTTGTTGTAGTGTTCCTGAGAATTGACTGAAAGCCTCTGCTGTTGTAAGGCCAACCGCAGTAAAGATAGATCCACCAGCACCAACTGCAACCCATGTATTTCTAGTGTTTTCCCAAATAACATCTTGGAAGTTGCCCTGATATGTACTATCAAATGTACTGGTTTGGTTGATAGCTGGAATCTGTCTTTCTTCTTTTAGATCTATTGCAGTCCATGTAGACAAACTGTTACCTATTGAAACTGCTCTTGCCATAGAACCATAATCACCAACAGCCATTGCGTAGACTGTAGATGTGTTACTGTTACCTACACCGACACCATTAAATGTTACAGTTCCACCAAATCCAATTCTACCCCTCTCCCAGAATGATCCACTCTTAGTATTCATGTAGAAACTACTTGAACCAACAGCAATAATTGGTTCCTCTTTTGTCAGTGCCTTAAATTCTACAGCAGATGTAATACCTGTGATAGGATCGAACTCCCATGCAGATATTGGATCTTTGCGTTTAATTAATGCACTTGATATGGCTACATTTGGACTTGATAAGTTAGTATATCCTGTGCCACCAAATCCTATGGATAGTGATGAAATACTGGATGATGTAGAAACGACAGAAGTAATGATGCCTGGTAATACATCTGTGTCATCAAAGATCTGAACATTTCTCTCAGATTGAAGTAATTTATCAATAGCATTGAATACTGGGAAAGCATTACTTACATATATTGAATCATCAGTTTTAGAAACATTCTTAATTAATCTGGTAGTAGGAAGAACTTTACTCTTCAAACTAGGTCTTGCTTTAGAAATTAATACACCAGATAATATCTGATCATGTCTTTGTTTTTCCCATGCAAGAGGCCTATCTGCATTTTGATCAGTATTGATTCCGATACTATTATATGTAAATGTTTCCAAAAGATCGGAAGCGACTATTCTCTTACCAGTTCTCTTGAACTGATCTATGTCATCATTGACAAATCTATTTTCTTTAATTTGTACAACGTCGCCAGGTTTCAGTGACTGTGCTGGTTCTACAGTCTCAACATCTCTCTTAGATCCTCTAAAGTAGAATACAGAACACTTAGAATTTTCTTTTGGAGCTTCAGTAAAGATAACTCTACTACCTTTGAATATGTAAGAAGATTGTGGAGTTTGTAGAATATCATTGATGTAGATAAAGATATTATTTGTAATATCCATATCACTACCAGCTGGAGTCTTAAGACTTAAAATTTCAGTTGTTCCAGCAGTTGTTACAGATAAAGTAAACTTCTTGCGTTTTCCATTGAAGAACGGAGCAATATCATCAAAGAGTATAAACTGGCCAGGATAGAATCCTGAGAAAGTATCATTCTCAAGTTCTTCTACAATGAGTTGGAACTCGGTGTTTATGCCCACTCTTGGATCTGTGGCAATACCAGAAACAGTTAATCTATCACCAACTTTATATGCGGTTCCTTCTTCAAGAACACTAAACTCGGAAATGTTTCCATCAACATTGATTCTGAAATCAACTTTAGAATTTGTTCCGATACCAGATGTGCCTGATGTATATTCAAGAGGTCTATTGAAGTATGGATCTGGTTCTGCAACATCAATAAACACTGGTTTAGTAATTTCACCTCCCCTCTTATACAAAGCAATTTGAGTTGTGATGCCAGCATCAATACGGAATCTTGCATTGTCTAGTTTTTCAATGACATTAAATCCAGAGAATCCTTGCTCAATAGAGGAAGAAATTCTCTTACCCTGTTGTGAAAGTCCAGCTCTTGCATAGTTATGATCTACAGTTGAAATACCAACATTAACAACATATGTTTTACTATCAATAATCTTGTCTACAAAAGTACCACCAGCAGCAAAGTCAGTTCCACTAGGAGAATTATTATTAAGTCTAGGTGCAAGTATGACACCTTGAATTGTACCACCAGAGTTATAGAAACTAGGTGTGGTAGATGGGCCTACTTGTGTTTCAATGGTTGTGTTATTAATGACTCTGGTGATTAGTGAACCATTGTAATAAGGATCTCCTCCCTTTGGATAGAATTGTTTTGTAGTGTAGTTATCTTGAGAACATGAGAATAAAATTGACTCAGTTTTTAACTTGACATTTCTACCAACACCAGCAGCAGTAGTAATACCATGAACTACTGGTAAGAAAGCTGTCATAATACCAATAGATTCATGATAATCGGCATGATTGATATTATATTCTACTCTAGTAGAAACACCAACATTAAGAGTAAGATTATTTGATGTAACGGCAGTTGGATATAAAGCAGCATTGTGTGCTGGATCTGTGGTTCTGGGATAAGGATGTTCTGTTGCATATTGATCCATAGAACATGAGTAAACCAATCCACCAGTCATCAGTCCTACTGAAGTTGTAGTTGACAATCCGTGAGCCGAGTCTGTGGTTAATGTAGCCAATCCACTGTTTGCATCATAAGTCGCATTAGTTACGTTGTAAACAACTCTAGATGTAATACCTACATTGATAGTAAATGTATCAAGAGTGGTTGTCACAATACCAACTTCTACATCATGTATGGGGTCAGTTGTTCTTGGATATGTGTGATCTGTAGCATAGTTGTCTTGAGAACATCTCCATGTGTATGAGTTTGTTGCAAGACCAACTGTATCTCTTGCTATTAGTAGAGAACCTAGTTCTGCATTTTCAAATGTATGAACGTATGCACCACCACTAATAACTGAATTGTTTACAGCAGATACAAATATGTGTTCAGTCTGATTGGATGATGTTCCTACATCCAGAGTAATTGTAGTGTCTGTTGTAGCAGTAATTTTAACAGCAGTGTTGTAAGCAGGATCTGGGCCATTAATGCCAGACTTCCTTGGGTAATAGTGGAATGTCGCATGGTTATCTAAGGCACAGGTAAATTTGAATCCATTTGTTTTTAATTTGACGGAAGTTCCTTTCTTGAGTGTGTGAGAGCCAATATCAATCGTCATCAACCCAGTGAAAGGATCGAATGATCCACTTGTGGGAGTATGATAGACTAGAGGTGATGTTCCCACATTGACTGTAAAGTTATCTAAGTCTACAGTTGTAACTGACAACCACTGTTGATCTGATGGGTCGTGTCTTCTAGGATAACTCTTGATGGACTTTCTGCCATCCATCTTACATCTGAATCTAAGTGAATCTCTTGCAATTTGAACTCTATTACCAGTAACCATTCCATGACTAGCACATGTCACAGTCAGAATACCAGATACGGCATCATAATATGCAAAATCTATATTTCTTTGATATGATCCATTGAATCCGTGAACATTGGAGAACACAGTCATAATACCTGTACTTGCGGTATATGATGCAGTTGAGATGTTATAATTAACTATTGTTGATACACCGACATTGATTGTTATAGTATCGGCAGATGTAGAACCAATACCAACAGATACATTGCCACCTATTGGATCATCAGGACGAGGATATGCGTGTTCTGTTGCATAGTTATCTCTGGCACATGTGAATATTATTGATGCAGTGTTGATTCCGACAGTATCTCTTGCTTTCTTAAGACCACCTGTTGTTGCACTTTGGAACCAATGTGCATTTACAATAGTAGATACACCAACATTTACAGAGAATGTGTTTACGCCAACGTTGTATATTGGCAACCACTCATTCAAGAATGGATCAGAGTATCTTGGATATGCTTTAGTTGCAGTGTATCCATCTTGATCACATTTGAATGATATAGATTCTAGATCAAACTTCACATATTCACCAGCAACGAAACCATGATTTGCAATGGTTGGTTCTAGTACACCAGTACTAGGATTATACGTTGCCGTCGAAATTGTATGAGCTGAATTATCATAATACGAATGTCCAGCACCTACATTCATTATCAATTCACCTGTTGCAGGGTTATATGTGGATGTTGATATTGAACGCTCTTCGATTGTAGAAACACCAACTCTGACTTCAAATGTGTTAGTTGTGGCAGATACAATACCTAAATTTGTGTTGTACGCTGGATCTGTAGGGCGAGGATATGCATGAACAGTTGCATAATCATCTTTAGCACACTTAAAGTTCAATGAACCCACTGCAATTTGAACTTGTTGAGATGGTCTTTCTACTCCATTTGCAGTTGCATTTTGGAACCAGTATGGAGTATAGTCTCCACCACCAGTTATGACAGCATCAGTTCCAACACCAACTAATGAATATGGATAGTCACCACCAGCAATAACACCCTCTACAGCAACACCTTGGTTAGGTAAGAATAGATATGTATTTGCTCCACCTGTTGAACCTACATTTACAACAAACTCAGTACCAGCAGCACTAACAAGAGTTACTGGTTTATCGTAATATGGGTCAGTTGGTCTTGGATAGAAGTGATTACTTTGGAATCCGTCTTGCTCACATTTGAAAGCAACAGATCCATTTTTAAATTTGATTGTCTCACCAGCCGTAAAATTATGCAACCTATCAACAGAAACAGTCATAATACCTGTCGCTGGAGTGTAGGCAGCAAATCTAATATTGTATTTTACTATGGTTGATACACCAGCATTTACAGTAATAGTAGTTCCAGCCGCACCTATGATTGGAACAGCAGTGTTATAAGTTGGATCTTTTGATCTTGGATAATACTTGATCGCAGTATTTTGGTCAGCCTCACAAGTAAATCCTAATGAACTATCTCTAAACTTGATACTTTGCCCAACTCTAAGATCATGAGTTCCAATACTCATTGTCATCACACCCACAGAAGGTGTGTAATCTGCTCCAGAGACTGTATAATCTACTCTAGTAGTAATACCAGCAAAGACCTCAAAAGTGTTTGTAGAAACGTTACTGATAGGAATCCAACTATTACTAATTGGATCTGTGGATCTTGGATAATATTTTGTTGATGTAAATGCGTCTAATGAGCACTTCCAACCTATAGATTCATCTGCAATTCTAACCTGATCGCCATTTGAAAATCCGTGATTAGGAATAGTCACGGTTAAGATACCAGCAAGAGGATTATAGTTTGCAGTTGTAATTGAATGTTGTGTAGGGCCTGTAAGACCATGATTAGCAACAGTCAATATTAGAGAACCAGTGCTAGGTGAATAGTCTCCATCTGTAGGCGTAATTTGTGATCCACCAACCACTTGTACAGAGTTAGTGTCTGCGCTTACAAATTGGTGTGCATAATCACCACCAACTTTGATTGTTTTCTCATCAGAACTGACATATGTGTGCGGATAGTCTCCACCAGCAAATGTTGATGTTGCAGTCGCACTATGAAACTCATGTAGATATGGCCCACCAGTTAATAATGCACCTTCTTCTGCACGGAGGAATTGATGAGGATAATCACCACCATATATCAACGCACCAGTGATTGCCTCTTCAAATCTATGAACGTATTGATTCTTGACACGAGATATGCCAACATCTATGGCAAGTGCAGTTCCAGCATAACCTGTAATTGGGAGAGATGTATCATATGCAGTTGATCTACTTCTTGGATAGTAATGATCTTTTGCACCACCATCTATAGCACATGTAAATGCAAGACCAGTTAGAATAACATCTTTACCTACCTTGTAGCCGTGAGGTGCTGCAGTGGTGACAGTTAGAACTCCAGTTGTATTATCATATAATGCACTAGAAACGCCTAGGGCAGGGTCGTAGTCGCAAGTAAATGCAATACCAGAAAGAACAACACAATCGTCTTCTGTAAGATTATGATTTTTTCTTGTAGTGACAGTTGCAATACCAGATCTTTCATCATACTCAACATGACCAACTTGAACTGCTGGAGCACTTGTAAATGTTACCGCAATTCCTGTTGTTTGAACAAAATCATCGGTTTCTAATCCATGTCCTTCAAATTCTATAAATGATCCAATTCCAGATTGTGCAGTATGGATGCCAGTGGTTGTCATGGCAGCACCAATATTCACAGTAAAGTTCTTTGCACTTAAAATGCCAGTAACTCCATAATATTTTTGTGAATCTGATGGGAATGTTATATCTCCAACGTTAGTATTAAATTTAACACCAGCTAATTTTATTACACTTGAAGTTGTTAATCCATGAGAAGCCGCAGCATGAATAGTTGCAACACCAGAGAATGAATCATAATCTAATTCAGATATGTTTATACTTGATCCAACCTCATTACCAAAAGCAGTAATAGTTGTAATTCCGTTTATAGGAGTTTGATCTAGGAAAGATATTTCTCTAGGTCTGTAGAAACCTGTTCCTCCTTCCACAATACTAAAGTTTGTAATTATACCTGCTTCCGCCCTGTTTATTACACCACCACCAACATACTGATGTTCAAAGGTTGATATACCAACAAAAGTTTCAAATGTATTTGTTGTGATGCCTAGGATATCAAAACCAATTACATTTCTACCTTCCATGATGGCAGTATCAACACCAGCACGAACAGTTCCGCCCCCTTCGTATGATAAAGGTTGTGTGGCGATGCCTAAGTTAACTAAGACGTTAAGACTATCAATCACCTCTGTAATTGGATAGGCGTCCTCTCTGAGGGTATATGTGGATATACCATCACTTACCTGAATACCCTGAAGTAATAAACTTCTACTTTGATTTTTTCCTACACCAATATAGTGGCCACCAGTTACACCAATAGTTGCAATACCTGAGATGTAATTATATCCAAACGTGTTGATATTTCTTGCAGCAGATACAGGAGTGAATGTAAATCCAGCACCAGTAATTCTAACTCTATCATCAATCTCGAATCCATGAGAAACTGCACCTGTATTGAATGTGGCAATACCAGATATATGATTATAAGTTACAGTCGATATAGCAACACTATCTGTCGTAGAGATACCAAGAGTTGCACTTATACTTGCACCATAACCTTGAGACGATCTTACATAAATTTCGGGTATTGATCTATATCCCTGCCCCTTACCTTCTATCTGAATATGTTCTAGACTACCAGTAGAACCAACACCAACTCTTACTGCTGCCTTTGTTGGTAAGTAATAACCAGATCCAGTTTGTAGTCCAACCTTTACAATTCTTCCCGCTCTTGGAACACCACTTAGAAAATTAATTTTATTTGTGTCAGAATCTACTATCTCAAAATCAAGGCCTGGTGTTTGTACAATATTATTGATTAGAATAAATGGATTGTTATTTACATCTACACCTGTGTTTACGCTGTTGTAAAGTGCAGTTACAACACCTGTATTTTCAGAAAGCGTAAATTGAGTTCCAGCAACGCCTGTGAAGTCTAATGATATATCATCTAATATTACGTTTTTGTCTTTCTCATCAAATGGGTCTAATTTTCTTGAAAATAGTCTACCAGAGAATGATGATCCTGTTTCTAATCCTACAGGGCCAGATTTTCCATATGGAGCATCTATAAAGAATATATTATCTTCGACAATATTATAATCACCAGCAAATACAGAGTATGCAATACCAGCCGCATGACCAGCCTTCTGTGTACCAAAAGCACCTCTTTCTACAGCAATTTCAGAAGATGAAGATGTACTAAAAACTGGATAGTAACCCAATCCAGATTTGAAGATAATAACTTCAGATATAGTTCCAATACCACTTATAACTGGAAAGAAAACACCTTCCGTTGTTGGATCGGATGTTCCTTCAATTACAATTTTAGGTGGATCTGTTTTTGCATAGCCTGTTCCTCCACTCAAAACTTCTATGGAACTAACTCCATAGAATGAATCGAAAGTTGGTTTTAGGAGGGCTCCTGATCCAGGCGTAGTCCTTGGCATTTACTCGTTTCCCTCAACTAATGTTAATAGAACTTGAACAATAAACTCTGGTAACTCCAGTGCTATCGCGAATGACACTAAACGTTAGAATGTCTTCGTTTGATGTAGATGGTGGAGGGTTGCCACCTACCCATCTAATTCCTGTTGCGATTGTAGCACCGTTAACTGTAACAGGATCACCATAGGTATATCCTAACCCTGCATTTATAATAAGTGTTGCTGTAGTTGCTTTACTATTCTGTCCACTTACGTTTGTAAATGCCCATGAAGTTATAGATGTTGTTGCAACACCACATATTACAGATCCTTGTGATACATCAATAGTAAATGTGCCGCCTGCACTTACTTGCATAACATCACTAAAGTTTCCTACAACTTTTTCAGTAATATCAGAATTGAAATTTACTTGATCCATCAAGGTAGTTGCACCACCCACCAGAACGTCACCTTGAACATCCAATCTACATGTTGGAGCGGTAGAACCTACACCCACATAAGCTTCTTTACTTACTACAAATGACTTATTATCTGTTACGTCTTGATCCGATACTCTTAACCCATGGCCATTACCTTTTGCAATCGCCCATATTGAAGGCCTTTCATTAGAAAAAGATGCAACCTCCATCTGTGATGTTGGAAGTGAAGTTCCAATGCCCACCATACCATCTGCTTTGATACGGAACATTGTTGCAGCAAAACCAACTTCAACAGGGCCATCTGTAATTGCACCAGGCTGTTGAATTGTTATCTTACCAATATCTGCATAACTTGTCGTTACAACACCACTTGTATTGATGTCAATATTGTTTGTGACACTCGCTGCAAGACCAGCAAGAACAGATGTTGATGCGATGCCACAGTTGGTAGAATACCCAGCAGTGCTAGCAAAAGAAACAAAACTTACAAGATTAGTACCGTCTCCGAACTTATCGTATATCTCGTTAAAATTATCATTAATCTTAATAGTCCCTGCCAATAGGGTATCGCCCGTCCCATCATTCGGAGCAGAACCAGTACTAATCCCTTGTTTAGCCATTACTTAAAAAACGTTTTCTTTTTATTTATAGTTAATATGGAGGGTTATCATCAAGAGTCACAGAAGTATCGGAAACTTTGATAACTGTGGAGTTTGATCTATTGGTGTCATAGAAGAAATTATTATCAACAGTATTTTCAATTTCTGCTGTTCTTGCGTTAACAAATGTAGCATCTCCTATTTGTTGAACCTTAACAAATTCATCCTCTAATTTAAGAACATCACCTTTAGCAAGTGATCCAATTCCAGCACTAATAGTTATAGTTTCTGTATTGACACCAACAGTTTCAGATACTGTTACTTCCAGTCTCTTGTTTGTCAGTGGAGTTTGAATTATATTATCCACCATAATTAAAGCCTGTTTGTTAGGCTCAGTGACTGATAACACATGTGTACCAGTTCCTAATGAAGTAAAATCAAATGGTAATGATGTAGAGAATCCAGCAAGTCTGAATTTCAAATCATCTACCTTCTGAACAAACATTAAATCAGGCATCTTGTCTGCGCCACATTCTACAGGAGTCAATGTTATATTATCGCCTGGAGTTACTCCACCAATATATGTCCCTGCAATAGAGATTGTATTAGTAGTTGCATATCCAGTTCCACCAGTAACAACACTTACACCAGAGATGTCTAAGTTGCCATCTCTACTTACGTTGAATGTTGCTCCTGATCCACCACCATCACTAGTCGAAGGAATATTAGTATAAGTTGTTTCTATTCCAACTCTTGATCCTGTTGTTTTAGTTACAGGGAATGTCAAGTTGTTTGCTGGTGTGGCACCACCAAGATATGTACCAGCAATACTTACGTTATCACCCACAATGTAATCTCTACCACCGTTGATTAGAGTGACAGCAGTAGATATACATTGACCAGTAGTTTGATCAAAGTCAAACTTAACTTGGAAGATAGAACCACTACCACTTCCTCCTGTGCCAGGAACACCTCCATCTGCATTGCCAAATCCATATATTCTGAATAGAGCGCCTGGAGGATTTTCTGTTACGGCAGTTCCTGTTACGGGGCCTGGAATTTGAACATTATATCCGTTTTCATACATTGAACTTCCACCAATACCAGATGTTACAACAGACATAACAATGTCCTTTGGCCCTGTAGTATGAGATGTAGTTGCAATACTTATCCTATCACCACCCTGAGTATTTAATCTAACTGGTTGACCAGTTTGGAAATCATGGTTTTGTATCTGTATAACGTTAAGTAAAAGATCTACGTCAGTGAATACTCCAGCTGCAGCAAATGATTTTTTGAATACTGGTTTTCCACCAGTAGAAAGTTGGAACTGTTTACTACCAACTAGAGTTCCTGTTCTATCATGTCTGCCATTAAAACCAGAGGAGATATCATCCAAATTCAAGACCTTATTAGTCTTGTTCATAATGAAACTCTTGATTGGTCTGCCTTCTGGGAAGAAAATTCTTTGAACCGATCCATCAGGTAAAGGATCATCTTCGGTGACTATGGCAAAATTATCTCTCTTACCCATGTACATATCACTATCAATATTCAATATCAAGTCAACTTTGGTGTCAACTGCTTGAACTTTCATGTTGGTGGACTTGGCAATCCCTACAGTAGGAGCATTTACAATAGGATCACTCTCTACAATAAGATCAGAGAACTCTAAGAAACCTGATGGGTGAACAATAGATTTTACAGACTCTTTCCAAGTATCATATGGCAATTTACTCTTGATTGAATAAGAGAACTTCTGGAAGTAGTAGTTGTCAGATAATCTTTGACTGAAATCATTAAGAATACCAATATTCATGTCATTCTTAGAAACCTTGTCTCTAGTAACCCCAAGAGTGGTATCAATGCTAAATTTGTTTACATCTCTTACCTCTCCTTTTAGTTTCGATACTTCACCAAATAAAACATCACCAGATGCTAAAGTTCCTAAAGTATCTCTAAGTCTTAGTTGACCAATATTAACATTCCAACCATTCTCCGCTACAAATCCTTCAAATCTTGTAGATGTTACTTTTTCTCCAGATAAGAATTTAGCATCTTCAATGATAGTCATATTAAACTTCGCCATATCGTTGAAGTTTACGATAGATCCTAATGTAAAGTCATCGTCATATGTTCCTAGTGTTACTGTTGAAATGCCAGGTGCATTTGCCATATCAAACTCAATAGTTGCATTTGATGTATTAACACCTGTAACTGTGTAGAATGAGAAGTCGTAATCAGCAGAGTTGAAGTTTGCATCTCCATTAAGCACTGAATCAGGTTTCAATCTACAACCCTCAACAAATACCTTGTCTCCTATAGCAAAAGGTAACTTGGTTTCGGTAGATGCGAATCCAGTTGTTACTGGTATATTAAATTGTGCATCTAATAACAACTCAGCAGTAACAGTAGTTCCACTATGAGTGATATTGTCTATATCATAACCATTTGAGTTATCAGTTGTAATGATACTGAGTGGTTCTTTAAATTCAAAAGCGTTCTTGATTATTTCTACTTTATCAACAGATCCACCTACCACATGTGCTGCAATCTGCACATTACTATTTCCTCTAACTGCAAGTGTGGGTGGTTGATTATATCTTCTTCCTCCATCGGTTACTTGGATTTCATCCATCCTAGCAATACCACTTACTTCAACAATGGCAGGAACACTAAGGAATGGAAGTAAAGTAGGATCAGTCGGATAATCAAATCCATCTTTTATCCTTTCAATAAGATCAATCTTGCCAATATCTGGAGAAGATACTTTTACAATCGCATCTTTACCTTGAGAGCTCTGAAAACCAATAACTCTTGGTAATATGGTGTATCCTCTGCCTGGGAAGTTTATCTTAGTATTAAAGATAGGCCCTCTAGCAGTTGGAGAAGTTGTACTGTATGTGATCGTACTTACACCAGTTCTAGAAACAAATTTTTGAGATTCTAATGGTCTTTGCTTCAAATTGAAACTAAAGTTAGTATCATCAGTCTTAATTATGACATGTTCGTTTCTAATTACAGTATTATTGAATGTAATGTTGTTTCTACCAGTTACATCAGTATCAGAAGATCCAAATGTCTTTCTGGCATCGGAAGGAACTACAGGTGTAAGATTATAGAAGGTTTTACTTGGCCAATCAGTATCTGTCTTGATAGTAACTGTAGCATCAACGTTTCCAGAGATTCCAGATCTAGTAATGTTAAATCCTGTTGCTTCTGTACCATTAACATCTAGTTTATTATTAAAATTAATGTCACTAAAGAAGTCTAATCTCATGTCAAGCAAACTTTGATCAGAAACATCAAATGTGACAGTATTACCAGTAGTGAAGGTAAGTGCTGGATTAATCTTAGCAAGGAAACTTAAATTGTTAGCACTCGATGTCGTTACTGTTGATATAGAAATTGGATTAGAGTCAAATACATCAGATTTGTACTTACACAGTTTTATAAAGTCGGTATTTTCTCTAAGAACAAAATATGTCTCATTATTGATCAATCCATCGATTGTATTTCCATTATCATAGTAAACAACCTTATCGCCGCTCTGTAAATCATGATCATTGATGTTTATTTCAGTTAGATCAGCAGAAAAACTTGTATATGTGAATCCTACTCGTTTTGTAGTTACTTTAGCAAGAACTGGGTCATATCTAATGATTGTGGATTCAGTATCTTTAGGTAAAGCGTCTATTCTTATTATATCTCCAGTTTCTAGTCCATGATCCGATGCAACTCCTACTTTTCCAAAGAATTTCTCAACTTTAGAATTTACTTTCTCAAAAGTAGTTGCAAGAGAATGTGCAAATCCAGAATTAGATGCAACATTGTAGAACCACACAGCATCACCAGTTGTAGGGAATCCTAGAGTTGCTATACCAATATAATCTTGTTCAAAATTAATCGCATAGACATCTCCATCAGGCAAAACTTCAGTTCCAACACCAGATGTTGCACCAGCAGCGACTTTTGCCCAAACAAGAGATGTTCCACCAATACCCATGTTATAAACAAGTTTTTGACCAGTAAAGAACTTATGATTTTTGATGTAGATTCTTTGTTGTGGTACAAATCTGTTTTCTATGGTTTGTACTGTACTTAAACCTGTAAGTGGCAACGTATAGTGAGTTCCTGTAGATCCAACACCGACTGTTTGTTGTGGATTGAAGTAAGTGATATAATTTTCAAATGTAAATCTAGTTACAGTTGAATTGCCAACAGGGAAAGAGAACTTATTGGGTTTCAGTATAACATTGTTAGTTCCAGCTGCATGAGTCATAGCAGCACCAACAAAGTTTTCCCTATTTACAAATAATCTAGAGAACTGTTCGTCTACTCCAGTAACAATGAATTTTTCAGTTCCAATACCTATTGTGTCACTAGGAGCAAACCCAGTTGTATCAGTAACAAAGATTGAGGTGCTTACACCTGTGTTAGTTACGTTATCTAAGAATGTTGTTAAACCTACAGATCTACTTACAACAGAAACTTTTTTTGTACCATTAAACTCAGTGAACTGAGATGTGTTTATACCACTTATTAGTACAGTTTCACCATCAATGATATCGTGTGGCTCTGTCGTAACACCTATAATTTCTTTTTTGTTTAATCTAAGTGTAGTATTGACAAATGTTGATACACCTATTTCTACAGTGTCAACTTGCTTTCCTAGTATTTCACTTACTACAATATTTGTACCTGATCCGTTAGTTCCAGTATTATCCAAAGATAGAGTGTCATCTATCTTATAGCCATCACCTTTAGCAAATACAGTAACAGATGTAATACCAGCACTTCTAGTTTTTGTAATTTCAAACTCTTGTTTCAGTGCATCTCTAACATCATCTATAAGTTCATAATTAGAATTACCAAATGTTAGATAGTATGGCGATATGTTTCTAGTAAGATTTCTAGAAATAATATCAATGTCTTGGTTGAAGAAAGTTACAAAGTTTTCCTCTATAGGAGTATCTTTAAATTTACTTCCAAGTAGATATGGGTATTTTGGTTTAGCAACACCACTAGAATCAATATCAACACTGTAGAAGTAAGCATATGTTCCATCAGGGAACTGTGGGGTGACACAATATCTACCACCGAACTCGTCTAGGTCGCCAGAGTTGTCAAAGATGTAATCATTAACAAAGTATCCAAAAGCAAAGCCAGGAGGTCTTATACCCGATAGTATCGCAGTATTAAGAATATACCCTGACTGCAATCTTCTGATAGCACCTCCGTCTGGATTTTGATAACCATATGGGCCATAGATTGGATTACCATCATAAGCAAATCCCAATATTGGAGAGTGGAAAGCATTAGGTGTTTCTAAGTTACCAGAATCAATGTTATCTCCAAGTTGATATCTCAACTTTTGTGGAGGATACATCCCTATAGTTTGTAATTGATATTCTGGATTTGTACTTGGTTTAGTTAATATAGAATCTTCATCACTAATGATATTTTCATTTTTCTGAACTTGGTTGATTTTCCACTCTTTTATGTTAGCAATGAACTTAGCAGACTTACCTCTGTTTCTTAAATCTAGAGTTGTATCACTACTTCTATATCCAACACCACCATCAAGGATCTGAACACCTGTTATTCTATTGTTGGTAATAATTGGTCTTATATCAGCAAAGCTTCCTGTAGGACTGTATATGTTGATGTCAGAGTCTTCTCTATAACCTTGACCAGAAGCAAGAATTTGAACATCTACGATAGATCCGCCAACAATAATTGGTTTTAGTAAAGCTTGGAATACAATAGTTGATATACCAACATTGGGTCTTCTGTGAAAGTCCATGATGTTAGTACAGCCATATCCAATACCACCTTCCTCAAGATATACGTTGTCAACTGATCCTAGAACCAGTGGGTCTATCTCAGGTTGTATTACCGTTGTGCTACCAATAGCAGATAAACTTTCAATCTTTACCACTATAGGTGGATACTTTATAGTATGTTTACCACTACCCAAACTGCGAATTACAGCGGTTTTATTTTTGTTATAATTCGTAAGATTTCTCTGTGTTGAAACACCAACATCACATAACTTGAATTTGTTAGTGTCAATAACTTTTACAGCGTACTGAGTTGTTGTAGACAATCCACTTGCCACTGTTCCTGTTGAAGAGTATTCAACAATTTCACCATTTTGGAAATGGTGATCATATGCAAGAATATAATCATCAGATGTGCTTATACCAGATTGAACATCTCCATTTACAGGTCTTGCTGGAACAATTACTTTTCTATTTGAATATCCAGAACCAGATTCTTTTACATAGATTTTTGTAATTGTATTTTTTGCTTCCAAAGAAGTAAACTTATGGAAACCAAAACTTATGTTTCCAATATTAACGGTATTGATACCTGTTTTTGCATCCTCTGGTGTATTGTGTAATTTTATTGTCTTTTCATCTACGACACTGGCATAGTAAGTAGATCCACTAACAACGTTGACGATAGGAGTATTTCCTCTAGCATCGTAAACTATACCTTCACCTACTTCAAAATTATGTCTCTCTTGGAAGGTGACAGTTTCAGCAGTAGTATTAACAGAAGATCCATCTGCTTTAAAGTTAGCAACAATAGCGCCTCTAACAAGATTAGATTCTAAAACAGCACCAGATCCATTACCACCTTCTACAGTAATCTTTGGCTTTTCTTGATATCCAATACCAGGCGTTACTAATTTAATTTCTTTAAAAGATCCTACTATGTTGGCATGAGCAATTGCACCAGTTCCTTGAGCATCATTGATAACCACAGGAGGGCCTGATATTACATCATAATCTGTGCCTGGATTAGTTACTTTTATTTCAGTAATGTTACCATGAAATATCTGTTCATCAAAAACTGTAGGAGGAAACAATTCCACACCATTAGCCATTAGACCTATTGGTCTATTGTTTATCCTTCTCTTATTAGGATCATCAAATAAATTAGAAGTTCTATTAAATGGATATTTCCTAATTATCTTTTGATTCTTTAGTGTTTTATTTTCCCATCCAGATTTGTATATGAATTGTCCAGAGGTTCCAGTTCTTACAGCAATATACTTTTGAGCAAATACGTCAGCACCACTGAATGATAGATAAAATTCAGTTTGGTTGATTGCAGTTACAAAGTAGACACCAGTGTTGATTCCACTATTTGTTGTATTGTCCCAATAAATCTTATCACCAGTTACATAGTTATGTGGAAGAGGTGGTGGCGACGCCAGAGTGACGTTGGTGGAGTCAAAAGACTGAATAGTGTAAGTAAACCCACCACCAAAGAGAGGAGTGCCGTCAGACCCTGTGGCTTCCACTGTGCTTGTCTTTATAAAGACCTTATTATCTGTGGCAAAGATAGGATAGTTAGGTAGACCAGCTGAAGTGACATAGAAGAACTCTTCATTCTTGTCTAAGTAACTATTCTGAATACCAACAGGAAAATTAGAAACTTCTGTAAAGTAATTAGAGTTATGAGATGCTTTAGTAACAGTTTTAGTAATTACAGACGCATTTACAGGAATACCACCAGTTGCTTGAACAACTATGGTATTTGAATAAATTTGTTCTACGTTTGTTGACGCATATTCAATTTCTTTGACCCTTATTTCAGATGAATCGCCATTATCATTTTTTACAATTAAAATTTCGTCAATATAGAAAACACAAGAGTCAAATATGTTAATTCTGTAAGTATTGACGTTTACTTGACTAACATTTGAAATATCATGACTTGATGGGATGTTGTATATCCAATTATTGAATTTTGGATTATCTCCTAAGTCTTTACCGAAAGAAAGCAACTTGAGATTGTCCCCAATTTGCATATTTGTAGATTTACTTGTATCTACTTCATCAATTACGTTTACAAGTCTGAATTGGAGTAAAGATGTTTGCCCAAATCCAGCATATGCGTATGCTAACTTATTTTCAAGTATATCTGCACCAAAAACTAGAGAAGTCGTAATACCAGTAACTCCTAAGAACTGATTTATCGTTTTATCAGTATATCTTAGTGTTATAAAGTTTTCACCAACTCTTGGCTTAACTAAAAGAGTACCACTTTGTCCAAATCCTACTGTAGAGTCAACAACTAGAGTCTCAGCGGTTGTTGGTGTCTCTTCTAGAGCTTTAGTTTTACCAGGCACTTGAAATGACCCATCAAATGATGTTGAGTCAAGTGATATCTCGTAAAAATCAGTTTGATTGATTGGTCGATACTCTACATTGTAAATTGAAGCACTTGCAGTTCCAATTCCAGCAATATCTTGATATAAGAAGTTACCTACAGTCTCTAATGGTTGTCCGCCAAACAAATTTTCAACAAGAACGTGTTTAGTTTTGAAATATACGTTATCTGAGGGTACAATCGTATTCTCGATTGGTTTGAGAATCTCAATATCCTCACCATACAATAATTTGAAGAGAATCTGATATGAAGAGTCAGTTCCCTTTGACATATAGAAGTCTTTTGCTCTTGTAAGTATGTTGGTAACAGATGTACCACTTACAAAATTTCTATTTTCAAAGCCAGGAAGAAATTCTGTTTTAAATTTAGTAAAGAAAGTCTGTAGAAACAGATTACTTAAATTTATTACTGTTGCACCAGTTAAATGAACTTCAGCTTCAGTGTCTGCAAAGTTAAGATACTCTGCAGCATCTTCTCTTGATATCTGATCGATGCCACTGAATCCTCTAGCACATCCAAGAAACTCTGTAGAGGTTTTAGATGTATATGTGATAATCTCATTGTCTATCTTCAATAAACCGTAAGTATCTGGCCAACCAGTGGTAGATGTTACTGATATTGAGGTGTCACCAGCATAAGCATTCAATGTAAGAGTTGTAGAAGGCACTAAACTCTCATTATTGAAAGCACCTATCTTTCTATACTCAGGTAAATTGTTAGCCAAGTCAGCCAAACCAGATTGATGTTCCTGAGACTGATAATACTGATCTAAAAACTTGACAAATAAAGGAGATTCCTGAACGAGAAATTCAGGAATCTGTGATTCTATCACATGAGAGATTTTGACTCTTTTGATATCGGTCATTTATCTTGTATAGATTGATTCGCTAGCGTAACTAGAAGTTGTGACGTATGATGTTGCAGATGTATTTTCTCCAGAGGAAACAACATCAGGTAAAGCATTAACTGTGCTGTTTGAAACATCTAATTGTAAATACAAATCTTTCAGAGCGATGATGTCGTTGGAATCGGGTATTGCTTCAACTTCAATAAGTCCACTTTCCAACATTGCACCTGTTATATTTACCACATCCAAATTAATCTCGCCGTGAAGGTAATCTACAGTTCCAGCATCATTCTTAACGATTAGTGGGATATTGTTTACAAGTTTGAAGAATACTAATTTTCCAACAGTTGTCCCAGAAGTAGGAATATCGCCCAAATATAAAACTCCGTCAATGCCACTGACTGTAAATCCACTAGATCGTACGCCGTATCCATTTGGCTGTTCGTAAAAGGCATTTCCGTAGCAAAGTTCATAAGTTGCAAAAGTATTTAACTCAGGAGTGATATCTCTTCTCATTTTTACTCTTGTTATGTTGGAAGTAACACCTCTAGCAGAGTCATCAATCAATCCTACAATTTTACTATACTTAAATCTACCACCAAAAGCATTAATATCGGATGAGTTAGAATATGTTGTCAATGTTCTAGTAACAGAACTAAGTAATTCAGTGGCATCTGATGTTGCGTTTGTATTATAGTAAACAGAAGTATCTAATTCTACATACAAGTATTTTAAGTCAATAATTTCTGGTTTGATACCAGCAATTGAATATTGTTTAAGTTGCCTAGAGATATCGTCCTTTGTGATTTGTGAAAGGAAAGAACCATTCTTCGGTTTTATCGAAATAAAGACTTTTCCATACTCAGGTGGATCTAACTCTTCTCCACCATAGGCGGTCACTGATTCAACGTTAGGATATACGAATGGAATTATACCTGTGTAGTCATTGGCGGTCACTGCACGGTATTGTGACGAGTATATACGAGGTGCTAGATATTTGATCGAACTAACATCTTCAATATTATCGCCCATATCAGCTTTTTGCTGAGTTGTGAGGATTGAGATGCCGTCAGTGATTGTTCTATCAGTATCATCTTTCAAAATACCAACAAATGAGAAATTTTTAGCTCCATTTCCCAATTTTCCGTTAGTTACAATATAAGTTACAGTAATTACTCCCCCAGCTGGCGGTTTTTTACCAATAATTCCATCACCAAACAAAATTTCGTATTGTTCATCTTCAATTTCTTGAATTAGGAACAATTTAGAGGTCGAATCCACCTTCAAAATGTTATTGTAGAGCGTATAAGTCTCATTTGTGGTGGAAGAAATCGTAACACGGATAGAAGTTGTGTCAACATTCGCATTTGGAAGAATAAATCTCTGATTTGGTTGAGAATAATCAATTTGGAATTGCTTTTGGAGGTAAATTCCTTCATAAATTTTCAATCTACTGAAATTTGCAAAATTATTTGCTCCAGTTGTTGCAACAAAGTCATCTGGAATAGAAAAAATGTAGTTACTTCCTGTTTGATTACCAACGGCAACCTGTCCAGCCTTCAAAGTTACAATTTTTGTGTCATTATCACCTAAGTCTACACTAAAATCAACAATAGCTTGAGCAGATCTTGTCGATCTGGGAACGTAACCAATGTTTCTAGCAAGAGAAACCACATTTTCACGCAATGTAGCACTGTCAAGGAAGCACTCATTGACTGCCATGTTGGTATTGTAAGCAGTAATGTAACTATTGTACGCTAAAAGATCAATTAGAGTAGAAAAGTTAGATCCTTCAAAGTCAAAATCAGCAAAATCACTGTTTACTCTGAGGTAATCTTTAATTTGGTTTCTTAGATCAGCGAAATCTAAGTTTGTAAACTGGTTAAATGACATTATACTCTAGTTGATTGAAGAATAAATTCTATATTTTGTTGAGGAAACTGCAATCCAGCAATAATGTAAGAAATTCTGACGTTCATATCAGTTGATTCCAAGTCATATGAGCAAACTACGTCAACATTTTTGATTCTAGGTTCGTAGTTTTCAAGTAAAAGCAGTATATCGTCTTCCAAAACCGCGGCAGTGTCGCTATCTTGTTGCTCAAATAGGGAATCCTCAAGAGGACTACCCAATAATTTCTGATAAAATCTTTCACCGACTCTTGTTCTTACCAAATTAGTTACAGATCGCTTAATTGCATCCTCATTTACAAAGACACCAATGTCATCTGTCACAGGATGGCGACTAAAAGACAAACTGATATCTTTGAAAGGAGTTTTATTGACAAGTTTACGATCTACTTTTGCCATTATTCACTTAAATTTTGTTTTCTTTTCTCATCATTAGCGTCATCACCAACAACTTCACGCAAAATTTTCTCATCATCTTCTGGTTTTTCGATAAAACCATCTTTAAAACCGCCAAATGGCGTATTTTTTAACTTCATTATGAGCAAATATACTAATTCAAATCTATTTAGACACAAAAAAAGACCTTTTGGTGAATCACCTCAAGGTCTTTGAATGTTTTTTTGTGGTTTTTATCCAGCAGCAAGTGGAGATTGACCAGAATTACTGTTAGCGGCAGCCTTTTTGCGTGCTTGAGCGCTCACATCATACTGTCCCTTTACCTCGCCACTCTTAAAACCAGCACTTTCTACGTTATGGGGAGCTAATCTTGGATCTGAATCTGCCATTTTTTGACCATTTTCTTTTTATTTATCGATTTGAGCTCTTAATCTGTCTGGGGATATACCCTCATTCATGTAAAAGTTTAATCTTTCCCTAGCTTGTTCCTTATTAAGACCTACATCTTGCTTCGGATCGTTGACACACCATCCCGATGTGCCTAATTCTACGACTTTGTACTTAACTTCCATTAGATAATCCTCGTTTTTTCGTGACCAACACGGATTTTTGGATCAATCCAAATTTCCATACCCGCTTCTTTAGCGTCTAAACAGAAAGATACGTCTTCTCCACACATATCTTGTACATCTCCAGACTCAAAGACTTGCATTTTAGGAGCAAACCAAGGATACTTCATCTCTTTATGCTCGAATACACCGTTTTTAATGAGTAACCAACCAAATCCAGTGTAGTCAACAGTGAAAGGCTTGCGTCTACGAGAGATTGATTCGATAGTTTCGTGATTCATCACTCCACCATTCTTAGCAAAGTCCTCTTCTTCTAACCAATGTGCAACAGATGTGGTTTTTCCATCCTCTGTGCAGTACCAACCACCAGCAATGTCCTTTTGCATCCATACTAAACGATAGAACTTCTCTGTATCGAATACAATATCAGAGTCAATCCATAGTTGATAGTCATACTTTAATTTGCCATCCCAAGGAATCTGGTCTGGGCCTCTTAATACGTTTGCACCAAGGCACTTGCATCTTGCAAAGTTAACCATTGATGAATAATCTTGTGAGATCTGAATACTAGATCCGTTCTGAACAAGGTCGAA